GATCACCATGAGTCGGTGAATGACCGCGAGCGTTATCTGGAGGAGTTGCTTACAACCATCAGACCAGTGACCCGCGCCGAAGCCGTTGAAGTGTGCCGCTGGTTTCTGGAGAGCGGAAAGGGGGAATACCTGAAAGACGAGGGTGCGGATGTCATTCTTAATATGGTGGGGGAGTGCGATTAATGACCATCGAAGCATCATTCAAAACCTCAAGCCATCAGAACATACGCAACATTAATCGACATCAGGATAAAGAAATGGCAGCGCGCGACATGTATGAAGTAATGGATTTGTGGGGTGCCTGGGCTGCTTCAGATCATAGTGGCGTCGACTGGCAACCAATTGCCGCCGGCTTCAAAGGATTGTTGCCTCACGGAAAGAAATCACGTCTTCAGTGTGACGACGATGAAGGGATCGTGATTGATGGATGTGCAGCGCGGTTACGAAAATACAAGCCAGAAGAGTATGAGTTGATTATTGCTCATTTTGTTATAGGACTATCGCTACGAACAATCGCAAAAAAAAGGAAGTGCTCAGATGGAACTATCAGAAAAGAGCTACAAACAGCGCTTGGATTTATTGAAGGTGTGATGTCTATTATTGATTAACAATGTCAAGAAGGTAAAGGAAACTTAACCTTTATCTTCTTGCACTTACACCTAAGTCACTAAAAGCCAAATTTAATTCGCTTTTGTAACCAGGTAAAGGCCATATATCCATGACTTTTTCGAGGGGTATGGTTTTGATGAGGAAATAAACAAACAGTATTGTTGGCTGCGCAAATAAAGTTTTTGAAACTGAACGTTTCTGAATTCTTGCGGGTAAAAATTTTTTTGATGCTATCATCTCCCTAACATTACTCTCCGTGCCATCTGAGAAGAAATCCTTATAAGTATCTAAAATTAAAAGGTTTGTTGATTCATCAGGATGCATGTATCCTGCGCCAATTATATCTTTGTATATCTCTGATAGAGCACTGTTGAAATTGTTTCGGACTAAATTACTGTCGTGTAGCAATTTCATGGTTGAACAAAATAGATCATCTGTCGTTTCCATCAGTGCCATGCTTCTGGCAATATGTCGCTCTGCTGCTTTTGGCACATCTCCCACAGGTTTATATATATTATCATGCACTAATTCTGCATATGCGTGTTGTAAAAGAGTCCTTAACTGCACCTCGCAACATATTTCTTGTGAAACTTTTACTCCTTGGATCTCTGTCTCGTACAATGGACGTATTTCAAAGTGTTTTGACTGATAATCGAATAGTTTCGGATTTGATTCGATTTCATCTTGATAATTTTTTGAAACAATAGCGGAGAAATCTTCGCTTTTCTCAATGATTTCACTTATCAAATCAATGTCTTGTGACAAAAGAACTACGAATCGTGTGCCAACAAGATCCGTCATTTGCATTTTTGGGTCTGTGTAGCCTTTCCTAGCGACCTTTCCCAACGCTGAAGTGATATCTTTTACTCTTGGTTCTACAGGTATTTTTAGAAATGTCTTTAAATTTTTGTCTCCTAATTTTCTCTGTATTTCATCTGATATTAATTGAGATACATATCTCCCCCAAGAGGCTAATGCCTCTTGGTTGTCAATTAAATACTGATGAAATTCATCATAATCATTCATAACCGGCTCGTTAACGTTCCATTTATTTTTATCAGTGTAGTATTATCATTGTCGTTAGGCAATATTTCAACGAGTTCTTTGAAATTTTCAGGTGGAACAGACATCCATATATCATTTGAAAAGATTAATCGGCTTCTTCTCTTGAGCTTTGATGCTATATACTCATTATCTTTAATAAATGAGTTTTCGGGTAATTTTTTTGAAGCGACTAAGATCTTGTAATCATGCTTTAACTCTTCAGGTAAATGATCATCAGCAAATGAATTGATATTTAATGTTGCTTTGTTTGAGCGAAGCTCTGAACGTAACGCTTCGTGGAGTTCCAGTTTTTGCTCTTGAGTTATTTCTGCGCTATTGATGAAGTCACGTGTTGTCTCATAAAAATCTTGAGTGATTTTTTTAGAAGACAGATTAATATCCATACCTAAAAATGTATTGTAAAAATATGCTGCAGCTTTACTTGTATCGGTAGAGGTCATCAAGTGGTCGAATAAAAACGCTTTGAACGAAGATGATGGATAATTACCACTTTCATCTTGACTGCAGTTTTCAATTGATACTAAAAAACCAACTTTGTAAAACCTTTGTGACGGTGTTAAAAGCAATTCGTTTAGATATTGCATGTTCAATTGCTGTTCACTTTCTTGTGCGCTAAACCCTGTCTGAGTTTCCGCCTTAATCACAGCAAAAAATGGACGCTGATCATCACCAACACGACCAGTTACAATAATAAGGATGCCACCTGGCGCTCCACTATTGAATTGAGCTTCTGTAAGTTTATTTGCTAGACGTTGGCTTGTTGTTATAAACGATTCCACAGGGCTATCAAACGTTGAGGCAGCAAGATTAAGGAAACTATCTGCAACACCATGACGTATGGACATCTCAATGCCATGAGAACGTGCTGCTAATGCTTCAGTTATCCTTAGTTGCAAAGCATCATTTGCCTCATCAGCCAAGTGTATAACTTGTGTGCTAACTTTTGCGGCAACGATGCTCTTTGAAGCCGAGCGTGGAAAAATTCTGTGTGCGATCACATTTTCAATGCTAAGACCTTCAAAAGAAAAACTTATACCAGCCATTCCATATGTCCTCAGGATTTTTATGGAATGAGAATACGAAAAAGTTAACGCGTACGCAAAAAGTATCTTAACCTGCTAAGAGTGGTCACTTTGACACAAGGCTTATGAGTTAAAAACCTGATTACGTCGACTTTCTCCTGCAAGGTGTTTCTTCTGGCTGTTTGGCCTAGTAATCGTAAGCGATGCTAAACTAATTGTGATATTTATTGATACTCTCGATATTTATAACGATATGTTGTGAGTTTCCGCTGCAGAGCTCAGAACCTGCTGCATGAACCTAACCAGCATTCATTGCTGGGCTTTTTATTCCGCAATTAGCTCAACTAGAGAGAACACTGTAGTGGCACACTGAGCTTTAACCTCTGTGGTTCAGGGTTTGAATCCTCGATGGCGGGCCAGATATTCTTTCATTCATCATTAAGTATTTCTAAGCCCAACCCGCAGGCAGAATAGCTACACTCTCCTTAATCTGAGAAGGGGGATAGGCATGGAAGAAGGCTTTTACTGGATACAGCACAACGGCAGGATTCAGGTTGCCTACTACACAAGCGACCAAACCGAGGACCTTGAATCGGGCAAAACTATAACTGGTGTCTGGCACCTGACTCAGGGCGATGATATCTGCCATAACGGAGAGGCCGAGGTCCTGGAAGGCCCGCTGGCCCCACAGGATTAAACATATCAACAATTTCGAAGGCTGCCGATTGGCAGCCTTTTTTGTTTCCCCTCGTTCTGAGAGGACTAACAGTAATAAGAGGGGGCAAAATGTCCGATCCTGTTTCTGGCACTACGGTAGCGGCTGGTGGTCTGATGGGGGCCAGCGTGTTCGGCCTGGCAACTGGAATTGATTACGGCGTGGTGTTTGGCGCGTTTGCGGGTGCAGTGTTTTACGTAGCCACGGCGGTAAACATCAGTCGGCTTAAGCTGGTGGGCTACTTCATCACATCATTTATTTTTGGCGTTATCGGCGCGCCTCTTCTTGGGTCGTACTTCTCCAAATGGACGGGGTATAGCGACAGGCCGCTTGATGCGCTGGGCGCGGTAATCGTTGCTGCAATTGCTATTAAGCTGCTGACGTTCGTTAACAGTCAGGATTTGGGTAGCCTGTTTGGAATTCTTTCTCGCTTACGTGGAGGAGGGGCCAGCAATGTTAACAAGTGATCCTTCGGCGATGGTCAACGCGTGCATCTGCGCTGTGATCGTTATTGCCCTGATGTTCTACCAGCGCGGAGGGGCGAGACATCGCCCTTTAATATCGCTGATGGCTTATCTCACGGTGCTGGTATATGCCAGCGTCCCTTTCCGATATCTGTTCGGCCTGTACAGCGAATCGCACTGGTTTGTAGTGCTGGTCAATATTTTGATATGCGCGGCGGTGTTATGGGCGAGGGGGAATGTAGCCAGACTTTTAGATGCGATACGTCATTAAAAATCGCGGGGAAAGACATCAATCCTCCCCGCACAATAGAGCTCTTACCCTTTCGGTCTGGTGTTAGTAGGAACTGAGGTACGCACCTTAAGTTAAACATTTACAACTGGCAACATTTTGCCGGTCGTATTGCTTTAAGTAAGTAAATAAACCCTTTCGGGGAATATCCTCATGAATAAAGAACAATTTCAGAAGGCGGCTGGGATCAGCGCCGGGTTAGCTGCGCGCTGGTTTCAGCCAATCAGTGATGCGATGAATGAGTTTGGCATCACCACGGCTAACGATCAGGCCATGTTCATTGCGCAGCTGGGCCATGAGTCAGCGGGCTTTACCTCGCTGGTGGAGAACTTCAACTATTCGGTCGATGGCCTGAAGAAAACCTTCGGTAAACGCCTGACAGCTTATCAGTGCGAGATGCTTGGCCGGGTCAATGGTAAGCAGACCGCTCACCAGCCGCAGATTGCCAATCTGGTATACGGTGATCGCATGGGCAACAACACTCAGGGCGACGGTTGGAAGTATCGCGGTCGTGGCCTGCTTCAGATCACCGGCCGCGAGAATTACACCAAATGCGGTGCCGCCCTGAAACTGGATCTGGTAAGTACGCCAGAGCTGCTGGTGCAGGAGCGCCACGCTGCCCGTTCTGCGGCCTGGTACTTTGCGTTGCGGGGTTGCCTGCTGTATTCCGGCGATAT